GCTTGCTGTTGGGTGCAGAAGACCCCAGCCATATGGTTGCTTTGTACCGTGACGGTTGGGAGCCTGTGCCGCTGAACCGTGACTCTCGTCATATGGCGATGATGCCGCGCAACTGGGGTGAAAATACCATTGAGCGTAAAGGCATGATCCTGATGGAACGTCCGACCGAGTTGACTGAGGAAGTTCGCGATATGCAGTTGCGAGCTGCCCGCAAACAGGTCCGCGACAAGGAAGCTCAAATCGCCGGTACGCCTGACGGCACGATGACTCGCGATCACAAGGATGCTCGCCCTGTGATTAAAAAGTCCTATGAGGCAATGCCCGTCCCAAAAGAGTAATTTCAAGCATTGGAGCCGCCTTCGGGCGGCTCTTTACATTTCTGAACTGTCAATATATTGTCAGGCATAAGGCCCATGTGGCCTCCTCTTCCCCGGCGTGAAGAGCTTTAACTTTCCCCGTTCCTAGTGCCCCCGGCGTGGCATGATGGGACTTCCTGAAAAGGAGGCACCGTCATGGCGAATACCAATGCGCCTTTCGGTTTCCGTCAGTACAGCGGCACGGGCTCTGCCCCGACCTATGAACAGGTTGCCGTTCAGATTGAGTACAACACGACCAACATCTTCTTCGGCGATCCCGTTGAGCCCGTGGCTGGTGGCTACGTAACTCAGGGCGACGGCACGACTGCCGCTGCTGGCATCGCTGGCATCTTCGTTGGTTGCAAGTATCTCTCGACCTCCCAGAAGCGTACTGTTTGGTCCAACTACTACCCCGGTGGTACGGACCCGGCGACTGGCACGATTGAGGGCTATATCATCAACGATCCGAATGCCAAGTTCATCGTTCAGGCTGATAGCTCCATCTCTGGTGGCATCACTCAGGCTGATGTGAACGCAACGGCTGGCTACACGATTGGTTCGGGCAGCACCGCCACTGGCATTTCGGCAGCCACTCTCTCCGGCGTTGGCCCGACGACGGCTACGCTCCCCTTCCGCATCGTTTCTCTCGTGACGCAGCCTCCGGGCTCGAATGGCACTGAGTTGGCGACCTCGAACTATGTGATCGTGGCCTTCAACAATGTCACCACGAAGAACCAGACTGGTATCTAAGGAGTAAGGGACCATGGCAGTTAATCTTTCAGCCATTAAAGACCTTCTGCTCCCCGGTCTCCGTGGTGTTGAAGGCAAGTACGAGCAGATTCCGTCGCAGTACGACAAAATCTTCACGAAGCATGAGTCGAAGATGGCTCTGGAACGCACCGCTGAGATGCGCTTCCTTGGTCTGGCTCAGTTGAAGACTGAAGGTGGTCAGACGGCGTTTGATAACAACGCTGGTGAGCGTTACATCTACAACCAAGAGCATACTGAAATTGCTCTCGGCTATGCGATCACCCGCAAGGCTATCGACGACAACCTCTACAAGACACAGTTCATGCCCTCTAACCTCGGTCTGATTGAATCTTTTCAGCAGACCAAGGAAATTTACGGCGCGAACATCCTGAACACTGCAACGACCTACAATGGCGCTGTTGGTGGTGACGGTAAGGCTCTTGTGGCTTCGGACCATCCGATTGATGGTGGCGTGATTTCTAACTACACCACGGTGGAGTTGAATGAATCGACCCTCCTCAACGCGATGATCGCGATCCGTACCAACTTCAAGGATCAGGCGGGCCTGAAGGTCTTCGCTCGCGGTCGCCGTCTCATTGTGCCCCCGGCACTTGAGCCTGTTGCGATCCGTCTGACGAAGACTGAACTGCGTCCGGGTACGGCAGATAATGATGTCAATGCGATTATGATGACCGCAGGGGGCCTCCCCGAAGGTTACATGGTCAACGATTATCTGACCGACACCAACAACTGGTTCTTGCTGACGAACATTGACGGCCTCTCCTACATGGAGCGCGTCAAGTTTGAATCCGACATGCAAGTTGACTTCGTGACTGACAATCTTCTTGTCAAGGGTTACGAGCGTTACAGCTTCGGTTACTATAACTGGCGTTCCATCTACGGTGCGTTCCCGTCGTAATCGACAAAAGGGCGGGGTCAAAAGCCCCGCCTTTAATCTAGGTGTATAGTTCACGTTGACCGACCTAGCGGACGCTGCACAGACAACGTGGACGTATCGTGCAGGAGGCCCAAATGGGTACTACTACTTTCACTGGCCCCGTAAAGGCTGGCGATGTTCTTAATACGACCGGCTCCACTGTCGGCACGTTGAAGAATGTCGGAACACTTGTTGCAGCTCAGTCTGCCGCAATTACGCAGTCAACCACTGCTGCCGCTTCTGGCATCGTGATCCCTGCGAACAGCGCCATCATCTCAATCGACTTGTTTGTGACAACTGCGTGGTCTAGCGCCACGACAACGTACACAATCAGCGTTGGTACATCTGCAACTGCAACAGAACTTGTTGCGGCAACGAATGCTAACGCTGTCGGTATTCTTTCATTGAACCCCGGCACCGATGCTACCCGCACCGGCAAATGGATTAATGTTGGAACCACTGATGTTCAGATTTGGGTGGATTCTGGTTTGCCGGACACAACTCCCGGCGCAGGAACACTCGTTGTCACCTACATTCAGGCAGCTAACGCCTAATCCGAGCTATAGGAGGCTCACATGAAGGGTAAGACTAAGGCTCTCAAGGGCGATTTCTACGCTGGCGGCGGCAGCAATGTTGCCAAAGAATCCAAGAACATGACCGAGTCCTTCAAGAAGGGCGGCAAGGTCGCCAAGATGATGGGCGAAAAGGCCAAGGCTCACGCTGGCCGTAAGGCTCGCAAGTCTGGCGGTGGTGTTCTTTCGTCGGCTTCTGGCCCCGGAACGCCCCGTGGCAAGGCCTCGCACTACTGATATTTCTCCTCCCTGAGTATCAGTGGACACGGCGGGGGCCTATGCGCCCCCGTTTTCGTAGGAGATTATCATGGCAAAATCGCCTGCATGGACCCGCAAAGAAGGTAAATCTCCTTCGGGCGGATTGAATGAAAAAGGTCGAGCGAGCCTTCGCGCAGCAGGGCATGATATAAAGCGCCCTCAGCCAGAAGGCGGTTCTCGCAAAGATAGCTTCTGCGCCCGTATGACTGGCATGAAGCGTAAGCTGACAGGATCAGCTAAGGCGGCGGACCCTAACAGCCGCATCAACAAAGCTCTTCGTAAGTGGGACTGCTGACATGGCATCCAAGCCTCAAAACTCAGGTCTTTGGGGCCGCGCTAAGGCAGCCGCTAGAGCCAAATTTGACGTTTACCCCTCTGCTTATGCCAATGCTTGGGCTTCTAAGTGGTACAAGCAGCACGGGGGTAAATGGTCTGGCGACGACAACCGAGTCAATAAAGCTTCTGGCGGCGGACTTGGAAAATGGTTCGCGGAAGACTGGCGCGATGTGAAAACTGGCAAAGAATGTGGTAGAGTTCCGGGAGAAAAGGGCAAGCGTCCTTATCCTGCCTGTCGGCCTGCTTCTGCTGCTTCGTCCATGACGAAAGAACAGAAAGTTTCGATGGCAAGGAAAAAGACAGGCCCTGCCCGAAAGTCTTGGCCCGTTTCGCCGTCAGGTGCGAAGAAGGATAGTTAAAATGCTGTACCGCACAATCTCTCTGACTGACGAAGGTCGTAGTGCAATCATCGCAGTTGATGATTTTCAAACGCCTTTCAACCTTGGGCTTGCCGCTAACATCACGGCAGGAACACCTACATTCAGCATTCAGTATTCGTTGGATGATCCGCAGGCTGCTGGCTACGACAAAGACACGGCTCTTTGGTTCAGCATCACTGGCTTGTCCGGTGTCTCGGCTGATACGGGTGCTGGAATGACTATCCCATGCAAAGCTATCAGCATTTACATGGCGACGGGTCAGACAGGCACAGTTGAATTGAAGGTTGTGCAGGCTGGTCCTGCCTAATAGGTGATCAATGGCAACTAGCGGGACATACACGTTCAATCCCGGTCTCGGTGAGTTGACGCTTTATGCGTATAACCTCATCGGTGTTAGGAACACGGCTGTTCTTCAAGAACACATGGAAGCCGCCCGTATCGCTTCTAACATGATGCTGTCTCGCTGGTCTAACCAAGGCGTCAATCTGTGGGCTGTTGACCTTATTACAACGCCGCTTGTTCAGGGTCAGGCTACATACAGTGTAGATGCAAATACCGTTGTCATTCTTGATGCATACATGCGTATTGATGACGGAACAAATGATCCAATCGACAGGCTCATTCTTCCAATCAGCCGCTCGGAATATGCCAGCTATCCCAATAAGGAACAGCAGGGCTTCACGACGACGTATTGGTTCGACCGACTTTTGTCGCCTACGGTGACTTTGTGGCCTGTACCAGATGGTTCTTCAGCACAGTATCTGAAGTATTATCGT